GGGAAGGCTGGGCCATACTCCTCCGGCAGAAGCAGAAAAAGCTTATTATGCTTCCATCGGAAACGATGATCTGGCAGCCTGAGTTCACAGATAAAACACTCTCCAGGAAACCCGGGGCGGTTCACGTTGGACAAGTTTCCTGTTTGATTTACTGGACACTATAGAAGGACAGAATGCCTTCCTCACTCGAATAACATTAATTAAGGAGGTTCAACATGTTTCATTCCACAAATCATCAGGCTGTAATTATGGCTGTATCAGTTTGTGCCACAGACCTTTTCCGCTTCACTTTGAGCCTGATTCATTTCTACCTGACCGGCTCGCCTCTATCTTTTTAATCCCCGCTTTATCCAAATTGCATTGCCAGAATGCCGACAACAGACTGACATTCAAATCCTGACTACCTCCAATAGTCTGACCGTACACCTATATAGTTTTAAATTTCATCAATCCATTTAACTATCGTTTAATTGTTGTCACATAGGATTCTGCCGTTTTTAACAATGCAGGATAATAAGATGAAAAAAATGTTGTTTTCTGCCGCTCTGGCAATGCTTATTACAGGATGTGCTCAACAGACGTTTACTGTTGGAAACAAACCGACAGCAGTAACACCAAAGGAAACCATCACCCATCATTTCTTCGTTTCGGGAATTGGACAGGAGAAAACTGTTGATGCAGCCAAAATTTGTGGCGGCGCAGAAAATGTTGTTAAAACAGAAACCCAGCAAACATTCGTAAATGGATTGCTCGGTTTTATTACTTTAGGCATTTATACTCCGCTGGAAGCGCGTGTGTATTGCTCACAATAATTGCATGAGTTGCCCATCGATATGGGCAGCTCTATCTGCACTGCTCATTAATATACTTCTGGGTTCCTTCCAGTTGTTTTTGCATAGTGATCAGCCTCTCTCTGAGGGTGAAATAATCCCGTTCAGCGGTGTCTGCCAGTCGGGGGGAGGCTGCATTATCCACGCCGGAGGCGGTGGTGGCTTCACGCACTGACTGACAGACTGCTTTGATGTGCAACCGACGACGACCAGCGGCAACATCATCACGCAGAGCATCATTTTCAGCTTTCGCATCAGCTAACTCCTTCGTGTATTTTGCATCGAGCGCAGCAACATCACGCTGGCGCACCTGCATGTCAGTAATTGTCGAGTTCGCCAGCTTCAGTTCTCTGGCATTTTTGTCGCGCTGGGCTTTGTAGGTAATGGCGTTATCGCGGTAATGATTAACAGCCCATGACAGGCAGACGATGATGCAGATAACCAGAGCGGAGATAATCGCGGTTACTCTGCTCATACCTCAATCTCTCTGACCGTTCCGCCTGCTTCTTTGAATTTTGCAATCAGGCTGTCAGCCTTATGCTCGAACTGACCATAACCAGCACCCGGCAGTGAAGCCCAGATATTGCTGCAACGGTCAATTGCCTGACGAATATCACCGCGATCAATCATCGGTAAAGCGCCACACTCTTTAATCTGCTGCAGAGCTACAGCGTCCTGGCTTTCTGGAGAAAAATCTTTCAGGCCAAGCTGTTTACGGTAAGCATCCCACCAGCGTGAAAGAAGCTGGTAACGTCCGGCGGCTGTTGACTTGAGTTTCGGGTTTAGCGTGACAAGTTTGCGAGGGTGATCGGAGTAATCAGTGAAGAGTTCACCACCAACAATAACGTCATAACCGTGGTTACGTGTCGGTTGTCGTCCGTTATCCGTTCCTTCTGACCAAGCCACCATATCGAGGAAAGCTTTACGCTGGGAATTTAGTACCTGCATAAATTACTCCTTAGAGCCACCAAATTTGTTACCGATTACTCGCATTGCAGCCCCACGAATAGCATCGACACCGATCAGCCCCACCCCACCACCAATGGCAACAGATAGTGATTTAGGCCATCCGACATACTCAAGAGCGGATGCAAAAGTCAGCGTCAGAGCACCACAGAGTAGAATTTCGAGTGTTTTTCGCTTCCAGCCGCCACCACCGCCAAAATAGGCAATACGTAAACCAGCCATAACAATCGACATAATCACTGCGCCCAGCGGTGTGTCTCCACGCCACCAGCTCTGGACCAACTCCAGCCAGGTATTTGGGTTATGAGGCATTTGTAGTTATCTCTCACCTCGCCAATACAGGAGGTGCAAATTGAGGGAACATCATGTACCGCAAATCAGAAGCGGAAACGTAAAAGAGGCCGAGCCAATGGATAACTGCGGTATAGACCAGGCTCAACAAATAGCCGGGTCCAGAAACGACAAACCCGCTCGACGGCGGGTTTAAGCTGTGTGGCGAAGTGACCACTCTTAACACGATACAATAGTTTTTGCGTACGCGTTAGCATTTTTGATGGAAGTTAATGGTTGTTAATCTTATACTCAGTAAACAAAATTTATGCCGCCTTGAGCATGATGCGACATTAGGCACATGTTTGGATCTTCCTCGAAGATTCGTGCGGTAGCTATGCTCAAAATCCAATCAGCTCATAAAACATACTATGGGTTTTAAATGCTCATTCCAACATCTCTATCAAAACAACCAGTAATCGAAGCTGCTTTCGAAATGCGTTTTTCTAAAGAAACACAAATATCGGAAATAGTTCCAGGGTTTCTTTTTCACGCTCTAGGTTGTACAAAACCAGTAATTAGTTTACCACCCAGTCAAATACCTAAAAATGTTCGTGAGGGAGATGAACAATTACATTACGCAGTTGTCAGTCGCCTCGAAATCGAAGGGTACTATATTGGACTAAGTGACCATGGTGTTGTTGTATCCACCAGCACCAAATATCAAGGGTGGAGTCATTTTAGAGAAAAAATCATTCATGTATTAAATGAGCTTAACAAATTAAATTTAAATGACAACATCATCCGCTACTCATTAAAGTATGTAGATTTTTTCCCAAAAGAAGACGATTCTAATTTATTTGATAAGCTAAACGTCAGCTTAAATATGGCTGGCGAGTCTATGTCTAATTATCCGATCAATATCAGAATCGATAAAAATGAAGGCGCATTTCTAAATATAATTCAAATATTATCTCATGCTTTAGTCATGTCAGATAATGGAGAATTTAATAAAAAAGGACTAATCCTAGACATAGACAGTATTAGGCAAATCACTAATACTGATGAAATAGATAAGTTTAAAAACGAACCCAAAAAAATTCTTGATGATCTTCACTCCTGTAATAAATTAGCTTTCTTTAGTTGCCTTAAAGAGTCAACAATTCAAGAACTAGAACCATCCTACAAATAGAAATGGTGGTATGATATGTATCCGTCTCATCATGTTTATCGAGCTCAACTTCAAGTATTAACTTTGGTTTTATATGGTCTGCATATAACAGCATTAACAGACATTGCCCAAAATCAACAGCATGGTCCTCAACAAAGTTTAATCGTCAAAAATCACGCTTTGGAGTATAAGTCTTCAACTACCGATTCAGTTCATTCCATCACACAAACATATAAAGCAGGGAGCACAATCTCAGTTGATCAAAGACTTGCAGTCTCGATGACAAACTTTTATGAAAAATTATCAACAAACCAGGTGTCTTTAGGCAGTGAAATAAATAAAGTCGTTCATGCTTCACTGTGGGATTTATACTTGGATTAAGTGATGAGTAATAACATTTTTGATATCGAGAAATTCAAAGATCAAATTCCATATTATTTAACAGCTCCTCAAAAAGAAGGGCTAATAAATGCACTTAGAGATTTCCCTGAAAACACTAACTACTACCTTACCAATTATCATGATGATCTGAAAAATGCTGCACTTCAGGGAGATATATTTAAGGAGCTTACAGTATATTCAATTAAAGGGACTAAAAAAACACGAGGAATTATATTAAGCAACAGTTGCGATATAGATACAAGTAATAATCGTGATGTGCCAATGCGTGCAGTCTTTGCTCCGTTAGTAAGTTTATCTAAGTTCGAAGCTATTCTTCTCTCCAACGGAGTTTCTAAGACTTCAATAGATAGCAAAATTGATGCTATAAGGAAGCAGTTAATTACTAATATTTTTTATCTTCCTGAATCAGACAACTTAGAAGAATGCATCGTTTTTCTTGATGATGTATACCAATTACCAACGGAAGAATTACAAAAACTCTTGAATGATAAATGCAAAGCCATAACTTTAAGTCAAGTTGGTTTCTACATTTTACTATTCAAAATATCTATTCACTTTTGTAGATTCCATGAAAACATACAACGATTCGATCATTAAGGCGGTACTACCGCCTTTTATTATTTTACACAAGTATACTTACAACCCCCTCTATAAAACCGATTGCGGTTTGCAACTCCTTCCTAATAGTGCCATCAGAGCACCTTCTCTTTTTGGCAATAGTGCGTAATGAGATACCAATAACAAAGTGGGCTATGATGAGCTCATATTCCTCTGGTTTATACCTTCTCAACCGAGCCACACAACTGTCTATCATAATGCCTTCGTCATCATCACACTGAATCCGTGACTTTTTGCCATGAGGTAAAAGCCCCTTGAAGCCTGCTGCTACCGGCTGCCAGTCCACACCACTGTTGTCTGCTGCAGCCCATGCTCCCCAGCGGTCCAATACTTCATACATATCACGCATCAACTTACTCCACAAAAATCAGGCCAGCACGCCAATTGCCAGCGCACGATCGATAAAACGAAATATCAGCTCCAGCTGGGAGCCATACTTCTCTTCAAATGCCACGGTATCCGCATGCAGCTCGTCGTGATGCTTTCTGCACAAAGGCAACACAAAGAGATCATGCGCTTTTGTACCCATTCCACCCTGACCGTGGCCTATCAGGTGGTGGGGATCATCAGCAGGCTTTCCACAACATGCACACGGTTGCGTCTTAACCCAGCGCGTGTACTTTTCATTAACCCAGCGGCGACGTTTTGGGCGTAACATAAAAGACTCCGGCGACTCCGGATCCACTTTCAGCGCCAGCACCTTTTTCGCTTTATCCTGGATGATGCTGGTGGCAGGAACCGAAGGCACAAGGTCACTTTCCCGGGTGACAGATGGCACAACAGGCTTCGGTAATCTCAGTGCCTTACGGGCTGCACTTTCCGGTAAGGCATCCGCCAGATCATTACGAATCAACCACCAGCACAGTTCCGGCATTGTCACAACGTGACTGTCATCAAAACCGAGATCCCGACGCACAACAGACAACACCCAGCGGGCACAGTTATCCGTTGCCATTGATTCCAGCCATTCCGTGAACTGATCGCGCAGCTGGTTATCGCAGTGCCAGCACAGACGGATTGCGCCCGGAGCGTGTCGCATTGTGGTCATGTTCTCGCTGTGCCAGTCGGAATGAGGCCACTGGCAGCCTTTTTCACGAAGTAACCAGCTTTCAAGACATTCCACGCCACCAGCACGACGGATCACTGCCTCATTGCGGAACACGGCCCGAACGGCAGGATCATCCGCCAGCGGTTGTGATGCCGCCGGAACGGCACCACTGGCGAAAGATGAGTAACGTTCCGGCTCAGGCTCCAGCAGGACACGCCCCTGCATAAACAGGGGCATCAGCTCTGAACCTGGCCTGAACAATACGATCCCCATACGCGGGGCAATTTCAGGGGTCAGTAGTGCTCTCACGGTCACCTCAATGAACGGTATCGAGCAGCTTTAACAGCTCAGGGAATCGGGATTCGAAGAAATGCGGCTGCGTCTCGCGCGGATTTGCAGGACTGGTGATGTTCTTGCCGAACATGCAGCCTTTCGCCGTCAGCGACCAGAATTTTTTGATGTTGTTAATCGCGGTACGGCTGTATCGTTCGCGTTGTTCAACGATCCCCAGCTTCGCCATCTGGTGATATGCCTGATTAGCTGTCAGGCAGATACCATACTGCTTCAGCAGTGCACTCAGTGACAGCGTGGGGCGGCTTGAGCCATCAGGCGCGTCAGCAGGAGCATCAATGGCATAGCGCGGTGCCAGATTCGGTAAGCCAACAGCCTCCTGGAGTTTCTGACAGGCCCCAAGCACAGATGAGTTAGACAGATTTAACTCCCGACGCATAAAGCCCAGCAGAATCACACCAGCCTGAACCGCCCCGGAAATCCTGGAGACTAAACTCCCTGAGAAAGAGGTAAACAGGATGACTAAAAATACTCGTTTTTCCCCCGAAGTCCGTCAGCGGGCGATT